GAATGCCGTTGCAGCGTTTCCGGTTGCAACATCGCGTGAAGTGCTGATTCCAAAGCCTGCGGTGGCCGCCGTGAAGACTCCCATCGGCTGGCCGGAGCCTGAACCGTTGAGATAGGCATTTTCGGCAGTGATACCAAACTTATAAGCCAGCCGTCCAGTAACAAGGCTTTCCACATCCATCGCGGAAACTCTAAGCAGTTTTTCAGATACCTTAATGAGTTTCGCCAGGGGGTGGGGGTTCAGTTCCCGTTTTCCGAAGGCCATTGAGCTGTCTTCGGTTCCGGTGGCAATCTCAGCGGTCCATGTGGGATCGGCGGGGTCGGTATCCAGGGACGGGGCGCCGAGAGATTCGGCTTTCGTCACGGGGTAAACAGTGGCCATGCCACGGATAAAAACTTCATCATCCATCGCCTGGATCAGCTTCAATACAAACTGAGGCGGGGCTACGAGGAAACCGCCGGATATATCGGCATCGGCCTGAAGCGCTCGGAGTTCATCGCCTCCCACTGCCTGAATCCCCCGGGTCAGGAAGGTGTTCCACGCCCTCTGCTGTACTTCAGAGTCCGCAGGGACATTGATCTTCATCCCACGGTATTCAAGGGGCTTGACCTCTTCCCTTGTACCTTCGGGCTCGGCCTTGAATACGTTCGCGGGATCTTCAATTTCCTTCTCCCGCGTCTCGAGGGTCTTCTCCCGTTCAATATCGCGGGTGATGCGATCCACTTCCGTATCCATGTTCTCGTAGTTGATGTTCTCATCAGCCGAGAGGTCGCGTTTCTCTTCGTCCATCTTGTCAAGCATCGCTCTCTGATCGGCTACTACTTTTGCTCTGTCTGCGAGCAACGATCTGATTTTCTCGTTCATAGCTTAGTCCTCCTTTAATTGTCTTTCTTTGATTTTCAACCGCTTCCTACGTATGCTCAGGCCGATCAGATAATCATCCGCCTTATTGCCTTCATCCTCTACTTTATTAGCCGTCCTGTACTCTTCCAGGGACCTCAACCCGACTTCCGTGTCTGGATAAGCCGGGAATGTGACCGGGGAAACATCGAAAAGCTGTGCCTTCATTAGGGTTCTAACCTCATCTGGGTACTCTCCCTCCCATCTGTACTCTAATGTTCTGAAGCCAAAGGACATTTGATCGACATCCTTCCGGTCTATGGATACCATCAAGTCCGTAGCCCATTGTGCATCGGGGGGCATAATGTCTATTTTCAAGCCTCTTTGGTCTTCTGAGAGGGTAAGTGTCCCGCTTTTGTTGCGCCCCAGGACATAATCAGAGTTATGGTTTTTCAAGGCCCGGATATCATCAGCGTTAAGTGAATCTGCAAAAGCTCCAGAATCTATCTTCTCCCTGAATCCTCCAAGGTCTTCAGATAAGGAATTGAAGACGGCTGCATATCCTACTATGTGTCGAAGCCCGCCTTCGTCAGTAATCGCTCGAAGTTCTTCGACTGGAAAATACCGGCGCTCCGTCTCTTTTTTTCTTTTTTCCATGATTCTTCACCTCTTTTTTTGTGCCGTCCTTGCGTACCTCATATTTCGGTTTAATGGCCTTCTCGTAATTAGGCTTCATCGTCAGTTCCCATGTCACTCAGGCCAATCATGTTCTTTTCGATGATAAACTCTTTTCCTAATCCATCAGGGATCGGGTTTTGGTTGTTCCACGATCTTATCTCATCTGCATTGCAGATCCCGTTTCTCTTTGCCAGCACCCAGGCTTGCATCTGTTTGAGGGTGTCACCCCTTAAAAGCTGTGACATATCGAACTCAAAGAAGTATTCATCCTTCTCGCTGTTCAGTAAGAGCGCCCTTCCGAGTTCCTCTTCCCAAAGCACGAACCACGGGCGCATGGTATGGGTAATAAATCCGATATTCAACTCTTCAATCCCCGTTCCCCATGACGTTGTTTTCTCTACATCTGCAATCATGTGTGGGGGAACGTGATAGAGTCTCGCTATTTCATTAACCTGAAACTTGCGGGTTTCTAGGAGCTGAGAGTCTTCAGGATTGATTGTTATGGCATGGGCCTTCATTCCATCTTGCAAGAGCATCATCTTGTGAGTTTTCCCAAGGCCACTGGATGCTTCTGTTAGTGAGGTTCTAAGATCTGCGTTTGCCTTTGGGTCTAACTTGCCGGGGTGTTCGATAATCATTCCCGGGTGTGTTCCGCTTCCGAAGTATCGCGCGTCAAACTCTTCCGCCGCCATGCCCAGCCCGATTGCTTCACGGGCAAGGGTGATCGGGGAATATCCCATCACTCCATCGTACCCAAAGCCGGGAATATGGAGCATGTATCCGGTGGGTATCTCAAAACCTTCACCGGAAATAGGATTGTATTTATATTCAAGCCGTCCGGCCTTTCTCTCGACGTGTACCAAGTCCGGTCTCAGTGGCCACAGGGCGCGAGGGTAGCCGTTTCCACCCCATTCGATGTATGAATATGCGTTTCCCCATGACGCAAGGTGCCCCTGGAGCGTAGAACGATAACGCCCAGCCGACATCTCAGGGTTAGGTTGCCGTCTCATGAGCCTAAACAGTGGGTGTTTCCGTGCTAATTCCTTGCCACCTTCAGGCAATCGGCGGTAGAGATAGAGGGGGAGGCTCCCGACTGTACGGGAAAGAATATCAATACAGGAGTAAACCGCGACGAAGGTCATCGCCGTTGCAGAGGTAACGCTAACGCCGGAGGTTGATTCATACCCACCAGAAAACCAGTCAACCAACCACTTCTCAGGAGTTGCAAGGTTCGATCTCTTTTCAAGCGCCGACATCAAGCCCATTACTTAGTCCTCTTTGCCGTAAGACTCAGAAACACAGGCCACAGCAGCCCAAGAATAAACATGATAACCCCGCACACAGTGAGGCCCAGCCATAGACCCCACTTCAAATGGAGGCCATAACCGAGCATTATTAAACCACCGTAAACAAGGATATCCCTAAATTCAAAGAAGATCCACAAGCCTTTGAACAGGGCCGCAATAATGTTACCTAATCTTTTAATCATTCTCACCGTTTACCCTTGTTTGTTGAGTAGAAGGTTCTATGCATGACGGAAGTGTCGCATATAAAATGGGGGTTGTCAAGGGTTAATTTTCTCTCCTTTCAATTCCGTCTCAATTATCACCCGCGCCATTAAAAAGCCATTGAATCGATCATCTCCTGCTTGGTCATGTCTGCGTATGCTGACTCTTCCACGTCCCATGTCATATCCCTAGCCTTTAATCCAAGCGCCATTGCCAAGGTGACAGCTCCATCAATGCGAAAACGACTGGCCGATTTATCTAGTTTCCGGTTCCCTGCCGGGTCTGGTTTCCCGGTCATTGCATTAGATATATTCCACGTCAAGACCGGATTTCCATCATGCACAAGGCGGCGCTCAAGTATTGCAACCTCAAAGGCATCTATCGCCGGCGCCATGTCCTTAAAACCTTGGCCCCAGGGAACAAGTCTTATCGCTCCATCTATCGGGTCATCTTTCCCCTCGACATAGACACTCACCCCAACCCGGTTGCAGGCATTAAGGAAAATCTCAATCCGCCATCGGTCAAAGGCTATCCCGCAGATATGATATTCAGTTGCGATCTTTGCGATACGTTCCACCACCCACTCGTACTGAACCGACCGGCCGGGGGTCGTTTCGATGTGGCCTTGTTTCTCCCATACGGTATAAGGCACCCTGTCACGGAGCTGATGTTCCTTGATTAACCCTTCAGGCTTCCAGAACCATGCCTTGACGCGACTATCCTTCCCCTCGGTAACACCTGTAAGGGAAGTCAGGTCTTGCGCTCCTGAGAGGTCAAGGGCGAGATACAGGCCTTCTTCCGGTTTGATGGTGTACTCACCCATGCAACCCATCCATTCGGCGCGGGGAATAAGGGGGGCCTGGGCATCAATTCTTTGGTTAAGATATAGATTTCGGAAGGCCGCCTCGAAGGTTGGCATTCTCTTCGCCCGTTTTGCTGCCGTCCTCATTTCGGGAAGGGATCTGAAGTCTCCGAGCGCGGGGTTTGCCAGCCGCCACAGCTTGATGTTCTTGAATATCTCCGCTTCGTCTGCATCGTCAGGGACTGCATAAAGGTGGCACACGGTCGTCGGGTCATCCCCAGACAGTCCATCGTCAATGAGCTGAGACAGAAGGTGCTGCGGATCGTTTGACTGGGTAGAAATAACAATAGACAATGGCTCTTCTCTCGCTGCGCCTGCTGTGTCCAAAGCATCATACAAATCGCGGTTTCTCGCTTGTGCAAGCTCGTCATATATGAAAAATGATATGTTCATCCCAAACTTGCTTCCAGCTTCGGCACTGATTGCCTTGAAGACAGACCCATTGGAAAAACAAACCATAGTCTTGGTACTATCAACGATCTTAATATAAGACTCAAGTTCAGGATCGGCACGAACAATCTGGCAGGCGTAACGAAATACTATTCCAGCCTGCTCCCGTTCCGTGGCGGCAGCGACTATCTCACCATTTATAATCGCTTCCGGGCCGACAAGATGAACCAATGCAAGGCAAGCAATAAGTGCCGTCTTCCCGTTCTTCCTGGCCAGAGACAAGATCGCCCTTCTTACTATCCGATTTTTATTACCCTCCACAGGGCCGTAAACATCTCTGATAAAATCCTTTTGAAACTTTCGGAGCTTAAACGGGGTGCCTTCCCCTTTCCCCGAAGGAACAATAAGCTGTTCGATAAATGCTATGATCCTGTTGACCCTCTGTGTGTTTATCTTTTTTTTCATAACTATCCAATATCAGGCATATTTATTTTTAATAAAAGTGAAAATAAGTGCATTTTTTCCTTGACATAACCTAAACGCTTTGATATTCTGTAATCAAGAAAGGGGAGGTAAGGAAAATGAAAGGATCTGAAAAACAAATCAAATGGGCAGAGGAAATCAAGGCAATCATGAAACAGAATTTTGACGCTATCCGCACACAGTTTGAGGGTAACGCCATAGCAACCAAGGCCATTGATTTTGTCCAGGGTCTTGACTGGGCAACATTCTGGATCGACAATCGCAACTCCAACCCTATGACCATGCTGAACGAGATAGCGCGGGGCAATCTCCGCACAAGGGGCGACGGGTATGACCACACCGCCAAATTCGACCAAGCCACCGGGGCAATCACGGTGACGTGGGAAGAGATTGTAAGCGATGGCAAGGGCGGCCACAAAGAAACGAAAGAGGAGGTAATGTAAAATGACAAGCAGAGACAAGCTCCAAAAACAAGCAGAACAGGGGAAAATCACAGGCCGCGAACTTTGGGCCGGATTAAAGTCAACGTGGGATAAGATGACAGACGGGGAAAAGGCGATAGAATTTGAAAGACTGGGCGCCGCGACTTTGGGCCGCAAAGGTGGCTTGAAGAAATCGGAGAAGAAGACCGCCGCCGCCCGCGAGAACGGGAAAAAGGGCGGAAGACCCAGAAAGGAAAAACCATGAAACGTAAAGCGCCTAAACGAATTATCAAAGTTGCACCGCATCAATCCGCCCAGGATTGCATCGGGGATCTCACAAAAGATTGCAGTATCATCGGAGTGACAAAAGGTCAGTTCTCGCTCCTCGATCTTATCAGAGCTGTATCTGACCAAATCGGCCCAGCCTCGCTCACTGTCTCCACATGGTCCACCGGGATTAGGGACACTCAGAATGTTGGGATGCTTATTGACAAGGGAACTTTTACATCTGTCAGTCTTTGCCTTGATCGTAGCTTTGCAGGGCGACAACCCAAATATCTCCCAACCGTGATTGAGGCATGGGGAGAAGACAACATCCGCATGACCCGCAATCATGCAAAGTTCTTCCTGCTCAGAAACAATAAGTGGAATTTCTGTTGTAGATCTTCCATGAACTTGAATAGAAACCCACGCCTTGAACAGTTCGATCTTGACGACAGCCCTGAACTCTGTGATTTTTTCCAAGGTATTATTGACGAAATCTTTGAGAAAATGCCGCCCGGTCTCACGAAGAAGGTGGCAACTTGTGATAAAGTCTTCCCGGAGCTTCTGGGAGGTGGTATTTCCGATCAATACGCGCAGGAAGATATCTCTAAAGAATGGGGAAATATTTCGAATGATTGGTGGAGAGATTAAGGCAGTACCCCACCCGTGGAGCATGTTGACTAAGCTAAGGATATTATTAACTTTTAAAAATCTTAGCTTAGTCACTTTTTCCCTCCGATTAAGCCTGTAAATTTGGACTCTTTCCCCTTACCCGAATCAACCCCAAGCTTCGCCCTTGCCGCCGCCCCTATTCCAAACTCGGAAGCGTAGCGAACCATATCCCCAGCCGCCTTGTTTGCTATCCCGATCAGGGGTTGCTGAATCCAGTTGCCTGATATGGTTTTCTGTACCAGCCCGGCAATGGTCCCGCCCTTCGCGCTGAGTTTCTGAAGCTCATCTTCTGCGTGTCTCCACCTTGAGTATGCTGTGCAGTAAGCCGCCAGGACTTGTTGATCTATCTCGGCCAGAACTTTCATTGCATACAG